ACAAAACACGACTAAATACTGATATAAGAAAAAAGATTGGTGGTTTAATCTTATCTCATTTTGAGAACGAGAAAACTACTGAACTTGAAAACTTTAAATCAGCAAAAGAGGATATTGATGTTGCTTACAGTAGAGCATTCAAGTTAGCGACTGCTGTTGTGCAAAGAGCATATCCTAAAGATGATGTTGCAACCTTACAATCATTTAAAAAGAAATATGGTAGTGCCTGTGATGTTGTAGCTAAAGACAGTTGCTTTTATTTTGCTAAAATAGAAAAGGAAACTGATGATGTAAAAGCAAACGATAACAATGCTGAACACTTTGATTTCAAATTGGACGCAACATTAAGAGGACGATTTGAAGATATGGATTTCGGTATTGCATACTATCGAGATGAGTTAAAAGCTGTTGGAATAAATCCTGAAATTACTATCCAACAGAAAGCACAAGATAACAGGGACAATCCACATTGGACACAAGAAAAAGAAAAGATTAGAAAATTTCTTGGCTACAATGATGACAATGGATTGTATGAACAATGGAAAAATAAATTTTCTCTTGATGTAATTGGTACAAGTTATTGTCGTTCAAGAACTATACCTTGTTCAATTAGTGAGTTTAACGAAATGAAAGTTTTTAAACTTGCTAGAGAAAGTTTTGTTAATGCACATTACAATTGGGCTGAAAGCATATTTAAAGATATGAGAGATATTAATAATGCTCTTAAAGATTATAAGTATGTTAAGGACGCAATTGATTTGTGTGGTGCATTGGGTTTAAATATTAATGAGAACGAACTGCAAAGAACTGCTGGTGTTTCATTAACTATTTATCAACCAGAAAACTTGGCTAACTTAATTAAATCAAGACGAGCAAAACAGGATAACAAATCAGTTATTGCTCAATTTAAAAAGGCAAGACAAGCACAAGTTGCATTAAATTAATTGTTTGACACAATAGGGGATATTATAGTAATATCCCCTATATAAACAAATCAGAAAGATAGAGGTATAAAATGGTAGACTTAAAAGTAGGAACTAAATTTAACATAACTTATTTTGCAAAAAAGTATGGTAAGTTTATAACTAGGGCTGGAGTATGGACTGATAAATCCAAAAATTGGATATCTAAAAAAAATGAAAGTCTTTTTACTTATTTTGATTTAGATAGTGAGGGATATAGAACTGCAAGTGGCGATATAACTGTTGTACCAAGAAAGGATAATTAATATGAAACACATTTGTCAGGGACCTGAGTGTCATAAGTACGACACTCAATCAAGAGTGAGAGGACCAAAAGGAAATAAAGTTTTGCGCACGCGCAATGCAAGATACGAAATAGATACCACTTATCAATGGGCAGCACCATGGGAACAATATTTCTGTGATGAGCGCTGTATGAATAATTGGCTAGCTGTACATATGACGCGCTTAATAAACTTTATTGGTATCAATACTAAACCACAGGAAACCCCTGTAGATATAGTTGAAACAACGCACCAAAATTGGCAAGGACAAAATTACACGCGTACAACTATAAAGTTATTGAATGATACAACACAGGATGATACTGTAACTGCATAACTAATAGAAAGGTATAATATGGAACAACAAAATAAAATCGCTCATCAAATAATGGATAGTGGAATGTCATTTCAATTAGAAATGCTTTTGTTATCTCTTAAGAGAGAAGTGTTGAGTGGTTATAAAGTATGTAACTCAGGAATATTAGTTGGTGGTAGCCTGCGCAATAGTATCGCGCATTGGATTAAGGACCCAGAACTACCAAAGAATAAAAAGAAAGCATATGACTATTTAGTTAAAAAAGGTTATTATGATTTCGTAAAAACAATACTAGGAAAGGAATAACATGACTAAACCATTACACGTTATCAATTGGCAAGGCAAAGAGTATCGCATTCCATTTGATTTAAATCTAAACTTAGATCCAAAAGAAAAACTAATTGATGTACCTAATATGTACAGCGGTGTAACTGCTAGCCTACCTTGGTTCGCTGTTGCTGTGTATGATATGATTAAAGGTGCTGAGGTTACAGAAGAGTATGATCTTATGCAGAAGGGATTGAGTTGGTTCTCTAAACATTTTCCTAACGAATACATGACACTACTAGACTGAGTCTAGTTGCTAGCCTCAAGCCACTCGAGACGAGTGGCTTGGGACTTGACTCTTTAAACATTAGAGAGGTCCCAAGTCCCCTTACTTTCTTAACGCAATCTTAATAAGTCGATCCCCCTTTTTTTAAATGGGTCCCATAACTTGACCCTTTACCCCTTGATTTAGACATATATAAGCTGTAAATAGTTTCAAGGTTCCAAAATTGATCCTAAAAAATTTTGCGGAAAATTTTTATGAAACTGACTTTAGAGAAATTAAATCTATTACCACCTGATATTCAAAAAGAATTTATTGAAGCCGCGACATTAGCTTCACAAAAACGTTCAATAGAAAAAGCACAAAATGATTTCATGACGTTTGTAAAACGTGTATGGCCTGAATTTATTGAAGGATCTCATCACAAAAGAATTGCAGAAAAATTTAATGATTTGGCAAATGGTAAAATTAAAAGATTAATTATCAATATGCCGCCTCGACATACAAAGTCCGAGTTTGCTAGCTTCTTGCTACCAGCCTGGATGATCGGGCGTAAACCAAATCTGAAAATAATTCAATCAACGCACACTACAGAACTTGCTGTTCGCTTTGGTCGTAAAGCTAAAACTCTAATGGACATGCCTGAATACAAAGAAATATTTTTAACAAGATTACGTGAGGATTCTCAAGCAGCTGGTAAATGGGAAACAGAACAAGGTGGTGAATACTATGCAGCCGGTGTTGGATCGGCCATTACTGGTCGAGGTGCAGATTTACTTATAATAGATGATCCACATTCTGAACAGGATGCATTAAATGTTGACGCTCTTGAGAAAGCACATGAGTGGTATACATCAGGACCTCGTCAACGATTACAGCCTGGTGGAGCTATTGTTCTTGTCATGACAAGATGGAACACAAAGGATTTAACGGGTGCGTTGCTTCGAGAATCGGGGAACATTAAATCTGATAAATGGGAACTTATAGAATTTCCTGCAATACTTCCATCAGGTAAACCTGTATGGCCAGAGTTTTGGAAGTTAGATGAATTAGAAGGAGTAAAAGCATCTATTAGTTTACAAAAGTGGAATGCACAATGGATGCAAAATCCAACATCAGAAGAGGGTGCAATTATAAAACGAGAATGGTGGCGTAAGTGGGAAAGAGATTTTATACCACCTCTTCAACATGTAATTCAAAGTTATGATACAGCTTTTATGAAAAAAGAATCAGCGGATTATTCAGCAATAACAACGTGGGGAGTTTTCTATAACAATGAAGACTCAGGACCTCAACTCATTTTGCTTGATGCTGTGAAAGATCGTTTTGAATTTCCTGAGCTTCGACGTGTAGCATATCAACAATATCAGTATTGGCAACCAGAAACTGTATTAGTTGAAGCAAAAGCATCAGGTCTACCATTAACTTATGAATTGCGTAAAATGGGCATCCCTGTTATAAACTACACACCTTCAAAAGGTAACGATAAGCACACAAGAGTAAACTCTGTTGCACCTTTATTTGAAGCAGGGCAAATTTGGGCTCCTGTTGATAAAGAATTTGCACAAGAGGTTATTGAGGAATGTGCCGCGTTCCCTTATGGAGACCATGACGATCTTGTAGATTCTATGACACAAGCCGTGATGCGTTTTAGACAAGGTGGCTTTGTAGATCATCCAGAAGATTACAAAGATGAACCTATAATCAGAAACAATAAAACTTATTATTAATTATGGACAAATACGTTGAACTAATAAAATTGTTAGAAAAGATTTTTGGTAAAGGTTCTGTTTCAAGAACAATTGGTACACGTACAAATGTTGTTAGATTTCCAAAAGGTAAACAACCTATAGATCCTACAAGAGCTGAACTTGATGTAGAAGGAACAGCTGCAAAGAATCCTGATTTAGTACAAAAGATTGAAAATTCTATTGAAGATAGAATGGGTGATATTACTAAAATGAATGATCAGGAATTATTAACTTATACTGCTAATGTTAGAAGACTTGCAAATTTTAAAGAACCACCTCCATTACCAGAAGCAGATGTTATAAAATTTGGAAGTGGTGAAGAAATTAAAGGAAAAGGATTAGAGACATTAATTGAAAAACAAGGGACAAGATTTCCACCGACAACAGATATTGGTAAACTAGAAGCTACCGGTAAAAGATTAGAAAAATTATCTGAAGACTTTGCTAAAGAATTTGATCCAACAAGTGCTGCTAAATTAGAAGCTGAAAGATTAGCAATGATTCAAAGACAGTATGAAGGTAAAGGTTATGCTGGTGGAGTATTTGGTCCAAGTGGAATGTATAGAGCTGTAGCTCGAGATTTTTTACTTGATCAACATGCAAAAGGAAAAATTAAATTAGATGCAGACACACTTAGAAATTTAGAAGAACGTAATTATCTTTCTGGTGGTCAACCTTTGATGTATGCAGATCCAATTAGAGTAATGCGTTATCATTATGGTGATGATGTGTTTGAAAAAATTCCATTAGATAAAATACCTACAGGCGCGCGATCTGAAATTATAGAAGTGATGTCTAAAGTAGAAGCACCACCAATTAAAACAGAAGCACCTAAAACACCTGGTGGATATTTAACACCTGGTGAGTACAGGGCAAATATTGAAGAGATGCAAAGAATTGAAGATGCAATCAAAAGACGAGAGTCTAGATTTGCAGATATGACGGAAGAAGAAATTCAAAATGAATTACAACAATATGGTGCTAAAAGATCTTCTTTTGAAATGGGACTTGAACAAGATTATCCAGAAGAATTTGCAAAATATAAAAAACCAAAAGATATAGAAGAACCAGAAGAAAAAGCAGAAGGTGGAATAATTGGTTATGCTGATAGATCTAATTATTTTTTTGGAGGTTTTATTAGACCGTTATTATCTAGACTTACAAACGCAATATCTGGTGTAGTATCACCTGTACAACCTGTAGTTCCTGAAATCCCTTTAACTTTAATAGAACGTTATAATAAATATTTATCTCAATCAACTCCAGGCGCTAGTGATGAATTTTATAATCAATATAAAAAAAATCTTGAAAATAAAGCAGAAGGTGGAAGAATTGGATACAAAGGTGGCAAAAGAGTTTTAACAGACATAGATAAATTAATAGAACAGTTAAATAAAAAAACTAAAGGTAAAAAATCTATGGAATCTGTTAATCCAAAAACTGGAGAAGTTACAGTTCCTAAAAAACCAATTAGACGAGCAGAAGAACCAACAGGTACAACTGTTATGGATCCTGAACCAGACATTGTAGATGAAAGGTCACTTCCAAAAACAGGAAAGAAAATTATTCAAAAATATGATCAAGATATAATTAGAGCAGCAAACAACGTGTTTCCAAATTATGATGATCCAAAAATTGCAGCGGATCAAATTGTAGATTCTTATGCTCAAATGAAATTTGGTTTAGATGATGCATATGGTCTTCCAACTAAAGAACAAATGAGACTTTATGATCAAGCTTATAATTATGTTATGGATTATAATAGAGGAACAATTAAGAAAACTGCAGATGAATTAAATCAATTAGATGATTTTGATATTACAAATAGAGAACCAAATTCAAATGGTGGTTTTATTTAATGAGCGAAATTAAAAAGTATAAAAAGTATTTAAACTTTAAAGCAAACCCCCGTTACCTGTCTCGCGATTTTATAGTCCCGTTATATACAGGTACAGAACCAGATATTTACGAAGATAAAAAAACTAACATGAATGATCCAGGTATGGTTGTGGATCCTTCAAAGATACTACCTAAAAATTTTACAGATGACATGCCATTCGTTACAGATGAAAATAATACTGAACAATTGGAACTTGCTGACGGAGGTAGCGTCGAGAGACAAGGATTTGCACCAGGAGGTATTTCTAAAAAAGTACCAGAAGGTTATATTACCGGTAAACAATTAGAAGAGTTAACAGGAATTCCAAATCTTTCCGTTAAGGCAAAAGAATTAATGTATGCTCCAAAAGAATACAAAAGACAAAAAAATATTTTTGGAGATTTTTATAAAAAAGAATTAAAGGCAAAATATTTTGATATTGGTCAAGGGGGTAAGTATGGAACATTACATTACAAAACTCCAACTGCAGAACAAATAGAAACAATGAAAGAATATCATTTAAGAAAAGGCGCTAAATATGGAGTTACACAAGCTACAGCAGATAGAATGAAATTATTTCATAATAATCCAAAACTTAGAAATTATGTTCGTAATGGAAAAATAATACCAGACGAATTATTAAAAGAATATGATGTTACAAGAAATGAAGCAGCTCAAACAACATTTAGATTAGCACAAGCATATAATGGAAAAAAATTTACTAATGTTGATGTTGGTATCCCTGAAAATAAAAGAGCTGGGAAAAAATTATTTGAAACAATAGATAGATCTCCTTTTGGAAATCCATATAAAATGGCAGCTTATAAAGAAGCTTTAAATGTTATTACCGAAGGAATAGGGGATAAGTATTTTGAAAAAACAGATTTTGAAAATATGAAAAGAGAAGCTAGAAGAATTTTACAAAAAGAAAAAATAGCAGTATTTGATCCAACTATTAAAGGTTCTACAGGGATTAATATTAATGAACTGACAGGAGTAACAGCATCTTCAAGAAATAAATCATATCCTTATTCACAATTTATTAATTTAATGGAAGGAAATTTAAATACAAAAGCATATGCCACATTTAATAAACAATTTGAAAAATATGAAAAAAATTTGCAAAATGAAATTGCAAAAGGAAATAAAGGAGATCCAAATAAAATAATTAAAGAATATAAAAATTATACAAAAGATTTTTTAGGTGGATTAGAAGACGTTGATAAAACTCAAATAGAAAAATTAGGCTTACCAGAATTAAGTTTAAAAGAACCAACAGAATTATATGGTAAAAGAAGAATATCACAGTTAACAAAACAAGGTTTAGATTTACCAAGTTCTTATAAAGAATTAGGATATAGTATTCAGGTTCCAAAAGGAACGGCTACATTAAAAGAATTTATTAATGATCCAAATATAAGAAACAAAACTATTCAAATGATAAGTGATCTTGCTTGTGGTGCTAGGAGACAAGCAATGGGAGGAGGAAGAATAAATTTTTCTGAAGGATCTGACTGTTTTAATAAAGGATTAAAAATATTAGAAGAAGGTAATTTAAATAAACAACAATTAACATTAGCTGAAAAAATAATTTCCGAAGCAGATGAAGCAGCTCCTGTATTAAAAAATATTTTAAGTAAAGCAGGCAGCGGAATTAAATTTACAGGAAGAGGTCTTACAGAATTAATATCTATTGGTGCAGGACCAGCAGGTGTAGCAGCTGGAGCTGCATTAGAAACAGCTTTTGCATTACCATATCTTGCAGAAGGAGATTATAAACAAGCTTTAAGACAATCTATATTTGGTCAAGTTCCAGAACTGTTAGGATTTGATGTGGGGTCTAGAAGTGAAGACGTTTTAAAAGTTGCAAAAGAAGCAGGGGCTAATCCTGATCTAGTTAAAAAATATGTAGAACTTGAAAAAAATATGAGAGAACAAGATGAAATTGTAAAAAAACTTAATGTATTAGATGAGTTAAGACCAAGATATGCAAATAATCCAGGAGGTGCTGCTGATATTGATTTACAAATTAAAAGACTAGAAAATAAACTTAAACCTTCAGAAGAATATTTAACTAAAAATGTTTATAGTCCAAAAGAGTTTAATCAAATAACAGATGAATATTTAAAAGCTGGAAAATATTTTATTAACAAAAATTATGAAAGAACTTTACCTATTTTTAATAAATCAGAAGAAGCAATAAAAAAATCACAAAGTGAATTATTTAAAGAATCTGTAACTCCAATTGTTGGAGAAGAAGAAGGAAAACAATTATTAAAACAAAAAGGAGTATTATTTGAAGAACCTGTTGAAAAAGAAATAATTCCAGAAGAATTACCAAGTGAGTATAAAGTTTCAGCAGCAGAAGGTGGTTACATAGATTATATTCGAGATTTTAATAAATACGCGCGCGGGGGAAGAATTCATTTAAGTGAAGGTGGAAAAGGTCCTAAAATATCTAGAAGAGGATTTATGGGATTTTTAATGGGGGCTGCTTCGTTACCATTTGTTGGTAAATTAATGAAAGGTAAAAAAGGAGTGCAAGCTGCAAAAGTTGCAACTAAAGTTGTACCAAAAGTTGCTGGTATGCCAGAATGGTTTCCATCATTAATTGCCAAAATTGAAAAGGAAGGAATTGATATATCTCCTAAAGCTCAAAGAGTTGAAGACATAGTAAAAGTTAAAAAATTAGAAGTACCCGTTCCTGGTGAAAAAAAACCAGACATAATTACAATGCGTGAATATCCAAATGGTAAAATTGAAATTGAAGCAGATGTTTATGGTGGTGCATTTGATACTCCTTTTGAGTTACAATATACTCCTCCAAAAACAGACATAGATTTAGAAACAAAACAACCTATAAAATATCCAGGTGATTTTAGTGTAATAGAAAGTAGACCACGTCCAGTAGTTAGTGCACATGACGCAGATTGGGAAATAGATTATGAGAGTATGAACGTTAAAGATGCAATAAGTGATATTGAAAGAGTTGAAAAAATTGCAACTGGAAAAAGAATACATCCAAAAAGAGTTGTAGAAAGACAAAAGGCTAGAATTTATGTAGAAGATAATCCATATGATGATATTGTAAATAGATATGGAGATGCTGGAGATAATCCTGATTGGTGGGAAAATGAATAAACTTAAAAGATTAACTAGAACCATACCACCATTACGTGGTCCTAACCCGCAAGGCTTGAATATTGGTTATAATACTGTTAGAACAGTTAAATCGGAGAAAATAATAAATGGCAGAAATAGAAAAACCAATTCCAACAATAAATAGACCTTTGACTCCTGAACAGGAGACAGATCTTGTTATTAGTGAAACAGAAGAGATTAAAACATCTCCAACTGAAGTAACTGAAAATGAAGATGGTAGTGTGGATATTAATTTTGATCCAACAAAAGATTTATCTGGCCAAACTGAATTTAATGCAAACCTTGCAGAAGTAGTTGAAGAAACAGTTTTAAATAGATTAGGATCTGAACTTTATCAAGATGCACAATCTTATAAAGATTCAAGAGCAGATTGGGAAAAAGCTTACACTCAAGGATTAGATCTACTTGGATTTAAATACGAATCAAGAACAGAACCATTTCAAGGTGCATCTAGTGCAACTCACCCGGTATTAGCAGAAGCAGTTACACAATTTCAAGCTTTAGCATACAAAGAATTATTACCACCTGAAGGGCCAGTGCGAACTCAAGTCATTGGTGCAACAACTCCTGAAATAGAAGATCAAGCAGAACGAGTTTCTGAATTTATGAATTATCAAGTTATGGATGTCATGAAAGAATATGAACCAGAGTTTGATCAAATGTTATTTTATTTACCATTATCAGGTTCAACATTTAAAAAAGTTTATTACGATGAAATATTAGGTCGAGCTGTTTCTAAATTTATTCAAGCTCAAGATATTATTGTTCCATACACTGCAAGTTCACTTGAAGATGCAGAAGCAATTATTCATGTTATAAAAATTTCAGAAAACGAATTAAGAAAACAACAAGTTGCAGGTTTTTACAGAGATATAGAATTAAAAGCATCTGATGAATTAACTCAAGACGATGATGTTAGATCTAAAGAAAGACAATTAGAAGGTGTGACTATGAGTGGTCAGACTGAAGATGTTTTCACATTATTAGAATGTCATGTTAATTTAGATTTAGAAGGTTTTGAAGATAAAGATTCAAATGGTGAGCCCACAGGAATTAAATTACCATATATTGTAACTATTGAAGAAGGTTCTAGAGAAGTTTTATCTATCAGACGTAATTATTCTGAAACTGATCCTAAAAAACAAAAAATACAATACTTTGTACACTTTAAATTTTTACCGGGATTTGGTTTCTATGGTAACGGTTTAATTCAAATGATTGGTGGATTGTCACGTACTGCTACTCAAGCTTTAAGACAATTATTAGATGCAGGAACACTATCTAATTTACCTGCAGGATTTAAACAACGTGGAATTAGAATCAGAGATGATGCTCAATCTATTCAACCTGGTGAATGGAGAGATGTAGATGCGCCTGGAGGAAATTTAAGAGATGCATTTATGAC